AAGATACTCAACCTGATAAGTATGAGCAAATTTGTAAAATGCTAAATGCAGAAGGTCAAAATATGAAGAAAAATAAATACAGACATAAACAAAGAGTTTGGGTTTATTTTATGAACAAAAATAAATTAGATTTTGATGATTGGGTTTCAGCAGACAAGATACATTTAGGTGTAAAAATCATTAGTTATTATGAAAAATTAGGTCTTGTTACCCATGAAAATAGAAGAACTGCAAGGAATAGAACTACTACTTTTATAGTAGCCACAGACAAACTTCTTGAGGAAATTAAAAATTATAATATCCACAACGAAGCATTACACCCAACTTTTTTACCAATGTTAATGCCACCAATGGACTGGAGTTCACCATTTACAGGGGGTTACTATGGCAGAAAATACAATCAAAAAAACAAAGCAGAGGAAATCGTAAATGCATTACAACATAATAAAAAGTACAAATAGAAGATATTTAGAAGAATTTAAAAACAGATTTGATGATATGCCAAATGTCATTAATTCAATAAATATTCTACAAAAAACTGAATGGGTAATTAATAAAGAAATTCAAAAGGTTTTTAATAAATGTGTAGATTTAGGATTACAATTTGGAAAACTTCCAATCAATCCAAATGAAATAGAACTTCCACCTAAACCAGTTGATATTGGAAGTAATAAAGAAGCATTGATTAAATGGAAAAGAATGGCTTCTAAAGTTTATGAAAGACGAGCTAAAAATAAATCAAAACATATTCAAGTATTAATGATTAAAGCTGAAGCTGAATTATTAAGTAACTTTGATGGTTTTTATAATCCTCTGCAATTTTGTAAGCGAGGAAGAATTTATCCAAAACCTGCAATGCTCAATATGCAATCTGCTGATTATGCAAAAGGATTATTAAAATTTAAATATGGAAAAAGAATGGAAGATGATAATAGTTATGGCTATTTAGCAATAGCTGGTGCAAATTTATTTGGTGAAGTAGATAAAGGAAGTATTCAAGATAGAATTCAATGGATTGAAAAGCATGAACAAAAAATTTTATCAGTAGCTAAGTCACCTTTTGATGATAAGTGGTGGCATCAAGCTGATAAACCATTTCAATTTTTAGCTTGGTGTATGGAATACAGAGACTTTGCTGAAACAGATTATGACGCAAGTTTTATAACTACTCTACCAATACAAGCTGATTGTTCTAACTCAGGATTACAACATTACTCGGCAATGATGAGAGATGAAGTTGGCGGTAAAGCTACTAATCTCATTGATGATGAAAAACCAAATGATGTTTATGTTATAGTAGCTCAACGAGTAATTGAAAAATTAAAATTAAGAACAGATGAATTTGCAAAAAAATGGTTAGCTTATGGAATAGATAGAAAAATTTGTAAGAAGCCAGTTATGTGTTTACCTTACAGCTTAACTAGATACAGTTGTAGAATGTATTTAGCTGAACACGTTTATCAACAATTAAATGAAAGAAATATTCCTCATAATTTTGGTGATGATTTATTTGAAGCTACCAAATATTTAACTCCTGTAGTTTGGGAAAGTATTTACGAAACAATACAAGGTGCTAGAAATATTATGAAATTTTTAAAAAAAGTTTCATCGTTAGTGTCTTCAGAAAACTTACCGATTAACTGGACAACACCATTAAATTTTCCAGTTCAAATGGCTTGTTACTCTATGAAAAGTAAAAGAGTTAAAACAAAAATGGGAGAAAGTATATTGATGCTTTCTTACCAAGAAGAAACTCCAAAAATAGATAAACGCAAAACTTCTCAAAGTATCTGTGCAAACTTTATTCATTCATTAGATGCTAGTGTTTTACAGTTAGCTGTTGTTAAAGCACACAAGGAAGGAATAGATAATTTTTCTGTAATTCACGATAGTTTCGGAGTGGTTGCTCCTGATACTCAAGTTATGGCTAAAGCAGTAAGAAATAGTTTCTGTGAAATATATTCTAAAGATGTCCTTAAAAATTGGGCAGAAGAAATGTTTGCAATGTTGTCTACCAAAAACCAAAAGAAATTTCCAACTATACCTTGCAAAGGTAATCTTAATTTAGAAGAAGTAAAGAACTCAAAATTCTTTTGTATTTAAAGAGTAAATAATACACAAGTGTATTAATAGGTTGCACTTATAGATAAAAACAAACAATCAAGGAGTACTAATGATTGATATAAAAACTATGGTAACACCATTAGGCGAAGCTATTTATCCTAGACTTCTTAAACCTGATACAAAGTTTAATGAGTTGGGTGAATATAAACTTACTTTAAAAATCAAAAAACGAGACGCATCTAAACTACTGTCTGATTTAGACTTATATCTAGGTGACAGTCTGGCAACTTTTGAAAAAGAAGCTAAAGGTAAAAAAATAAAAATAGCTCCAAAACCTTATACTACTGAAGGTGATTTCTCTATTTTAAAAATGAAGATGAAAGCTAGTGGTATAAATAAAAAGACAAAGCAACCATTTCAACAAAGACCAATTATTGTTGATGCAAAGAAAAACCCAATGCCAATAGACACTTACATAGCAAGTGGTTCAATGTGCAAATGTGTTTTTGATGCAATACCTTATCACACTCCAATAACTGGAGCTGGTATAACTTTACGTCTTAAAATGGTTCAAATTATTGAACTTGTTACAAGAGATAGAGGTGACAATCTTCTTAAAGAAGAAGATGGTTATGTTACTGAAAAAGTTCAATCACCAACTAATGAACTATCCCAAGTTCAAACGAGTGCAGATTTCTAAATCTGTAACACTCAAATCTGGTTTAGAGGAAGTAATCTACAATTACTTAACAAATAAAAAAGTTAAATTTGTTTATGAAGGTTTTAAGATTACTTACTCTATGCCTGAACAGAAAAAGAATTATTTTGTAGATTTTCCTTGCAGTAACATTTTAATAGAAACTAAAGGTGCATTTAATTCAGCAGACAGAAAAAAACATAAATTAATAAAACAACAAAACCCAAATTTAGATTTAAGATTTATTTTTTCTAATTCCAAAATAAAAATTGGAAAGAAATCAAAGACAACTTATGGAAAATGGTGTGATTTATTTGGTTTTAAATATCATTGTATTAATACAACTAAAAAAACATTCCCAGATGAATGGTTAAGCGAAATTAAAGAAACAAATAATGCCAAGAAGTAAAACAAATTTTATAGTAATTCATTGCTCATTATCAAAACCATCAATGAATGTAGATGCAAAAGTAATTGATAGATGGCACAGGGAAAGAAGCTGGTTAAAAATAGGTTATGCAAGAGTTATTAAAAGAGATGGAACTATAGAACAGGGCAGACAAGATGACGAACACCAAGCCCATGCAGTAGAAATAAATGACATAAGCACTAGTGTTTGTTTAGTTGGTGGTTTGTCAGAAGATAATAAAAATGAGGATAATTTTACCTTTTTACAATGGGAGAGCTTACATAAATTATTATCAGAATGGGTAATCAAATATCCTGATGCAAGAATAATAGGTCATTATCATGTCAATCCTACAAAGACTTGTCCTAACTTCGACGTAGATAAATATTTACAACAAGAAAATATACCTAATTATAAATGGTCTTTTGGTACTGTTGATGAAGAAGAAATAGAAGAACATAAAAAGGCAGATGTTTTATAATGAAGAAAGTAAATTTCTTTATCATGCACCTTGTTCTGATTGTGGTTCAAAAGATAATTTAGCAGTTTATAGCGATAATCATACATACTGTTTTGGTTGTAAAGTTACAAAGTATCCAAACATTCAACAAGAAATAATTCAAACAAAGGCAACTGATATGATTGAAGGAACTATACAAGCATTGCCTAAAAGAAAAATTTATGAAGAAACTTGTAAGATATTTAATTATGAACAAGGTTTTTATAATGGTCAACCAGTACAGATAGCAAATTACTTTAATAAAAATTATCAAAAAGTTGCACAGCATTTAAGGTTTCAAGACAAATCTTTTATTTGGTTAGGGGATTTAAATTCAGCATTACTATTTGGTCAGCAAAATTGGAAAGATGGTGGCAGAATGGTTATTGTTACTGAAGGTGAAATTGATGCAATGTCAGTTTCTCAATTATGGCAAAACAAATATCCTGTCGTTTCTGTTCCTTCAGGAGCTTCGTCAGCAAAAAAATATATTAAAAAAGAATTAGAGTGGTTATCAAAATTTGAAAACATTATTTTAATGTTTGATAATGATGAGGCAGGTATTCAAGCAAGTGTTGAATGTGCAAATACATTACCTGTAAAAAAAGTAAAAATTGCAAAACTTTCTGCTAAAGATGCAAATGAATTATTACAACAAGACAAAGGCGATAAAATTATTGATGCAGTATGGGGAGCAAAACAATACACACCACAAGGAATAATTTTAGGAGTTGATACAAAAGATTTACTTTTAAATGATGATGAAGTTGAAAGTATTCCTTATCTTTGGAATGGCTTAAATGAAAAACTCTTAGGAATAAGGTTTGGTGAACTTGTATTATTAACAGCAGGTTCAGGTACAGGTAAGTCTCAAGTATGTAGAGAAATTGCCTATGATGTAATCCAAAAAGGATTTAAGGTTGGTTACATTGCTTTAGAAGAAAGTGTTAAAAGAAGTATAAGAGGTATTGTCTCTATACCAGTTAATGCTCCCCTACATAACCCACTAGTTAAAAAAACAATACCTCATGAAACTATAATTAATTCTTGGGAAAAAATAAAAGATAAGATTTGTTTTTACGACCACTTTGGCTCTAGCGACAGCGAAGATTTAACAAGTCGTATTCGTTATATGGTTCAGGGTTTGGACTGCAAAGTTATATTTTTAGACCATATTTCAATAGTTATTTCAGGTTTAGAAGAAGGTGATGAAAGACGTTTAATAGACAATACTATGACTAAACTAAGAAGTTTAGTCGAAGAACTTAAATGTGCAATGTTTGTAGTTTCTCATTTAAGAAGACCTGACAGTAAAACAGGACATGAAGAAGGTCACACTACTTCTTTAAATCAGTTAAGAGGTTCTCATTCACTTGCTCAATTATCAGATGCAGTAATTGGTTTTGAAAGAAATCAGCAATCAGAAAATGAAAGTAATCTTATGAATGTAAGAGTTTTAAAAAATAGATTTTCTGGTGATACAGGAATTGCAACAACCTTATTTTACAACAAACAATCAGGAAGATTATCGGAAGGACAATATGAATAACAAAACTTTAGAAAAATTTATTCTTACTTATCTCATTGAGAGAGAAGAATATCTTAAACTATCAACAAAACAACAACAGATAGTTTATGAAACTTGTAAAACAATTATGACTGCAATTTACAATTCAATTAAATTTGAAAATGTATTCCCAGTTATAATGTGCGGAGATGTTGAAGCTCAAAAGATAATAAATAAAGCTCTTAAAAATATTTCAACATTTATTCCTTCAACAGAAAAAATAACAATATCGGTAATACACTAATGGATAATTTTATTTTAAAAAGTTTTAGAGACCAAGTTCAAAGAAGTATTGATAACCGTACTAAAATAAAAAATTATATTAAAAGTTTTATTTTATTAATTTGTTTAATAGCTTTTGTTTATATTGTCTCTAAACAATTTTCTTTAGCTAAATATTTTTTTTCGTAACAACTAGTCACCAAACATATACATTTAAATTACAATCTAATCAGTCCTGTACTGATGCAATAGAACAATTCACTAAAAATAAATCAACTTATAACAATGAAGTAATCTTTCTTACTGGTTGTTACAAAAATTAATTAATATGAAACTAATTGTAGATGTAGAAACTAATGGCTTTGTAGATAAGCTAAATAAAATTCATTGTATTGTTTGCAAGGATATAAATACTCAAAAAGTATATTCTTATAATCCTAAAAATTTAAATGAAGGTTTAGAATTATTAAAGAAAGCAGATACTTTAATTGGTCATAATGTTTTAAAATTTGACCTACCTGCTTTAGAAAAAGTTTATGGATTTCAATATAATGGAAACATTGTTGATACATTACTTCTTGCTAGACTAATTTGGACAAACAGGATTGAAGAAGATTGTAAAGCTAATAATGTACCACCTAAATTTATAGGAAAACATTCTCTTGAAAGTTATGGTTTTAGACTTGGTTTATTAAAAGATGATTTTAAAGATAAACAACAGTTTGATGAGTGGTCTGAAGAAATGCAAACTTATTGTGAGAGAGATGTAGAGATAACTTACAAACTTTATAAATTAATTGAGAACGTAAATTATTCTAAAGAAGCAATAGAACTAGAGCATAAATTTGCTTACTGGATAAAAAAACAAGAAGAATATGGGGTTCTGATAGATGTGACTTCTCTTGAGAAGCTATATCAGTCCTTGCTAATAAGAAGACTGGAGCTAGAAAAACAACTAGCTTCGGTCTTCCCAAATTGGGAAAGATTAGACAGTATATTTAGACCTAAAAGAAATAATGCAAAATTAGGTTATAAAAAAGGTGTGCCTATTAAAAGGTACGTTACAGAAGTATTTAATCCAAATTCTAGAGAACATATAGCCAATAGACTTCAAGTTTTATTTGGTTGGAAACCTACACAATTTACAGCAACAGGTAAGCCAGAGATAAATGAAAAGATTTTAT